ATCAGTCTTAGCCGCCTATGTAGATCAAAGTATAAGTACTAATACCTTTTACAATCCGGCACATTTTGCAGATCGTAAAGTACCAACTACACTGATTGCTCGAAATTTGATGCAGGCACATGCGTGGGGATTGAAGACATTCTACTACAGTTTGATAAACAAAGCTGGAAGCAAAGCAGTACAAGAAGACGCACCGGCTATGTTAGAGCCAATTGATTTTGATGATCAAGAATCATGTGAGGCATGTAAGCTATGAGCAAAGAACAATATAATTTAAACACACGCACAGACTATTTGAACCGTAAGATGTTTTTGGATCCAGCGGGTCCGGTGACTATTCAACGATTCGAAGAGGTTAAATACAAGAAGATTGCAGACTTTGAAGCGACAGCCCGAGGCTTCTTCTGGCAACCCGAAGAGATTAGTCTTACCAAAGACGCCAATGACTTTAAGGACGCGAGCGATGCAATTAAACATATCTTTACCAGCAATTTATTACGCCAAACGGCACTTGATAGTCTTCAAGGTAGAGGACCAACGCAGGTATTTACTCCAGTGTGTTCCTTACCAGAAGTCGAAGCCCTCATGTACAACTGGGGATTCTTCGAAACCAACATCCACAGCAAGAGCTACAGTCATATAATCCGTAACATCTATAATGTGCCCAAGGATGTGTTCAACACTATCCACGACACTGAAGAAATTGTCAGTATGGCATCAAGTGTAGGCAAGTATTATGATGATTTGCATTTAATTAATTGCCAAAAAGAATCTGGTGAAACAATCGATGAACAAACACATATCAAGGCCATTTGGTTGGCTCTTAATGCTAGTTACGCCCTCGAAGCCTTCCGCTTCATGGTATCATTTGCAACTTCTCTTGCAATGGTAGAAAACAAGATCTTTATCGGTAATGGTAACATTATCAGTTTGATCTTACAGGACGAATTACTACACAAAGGATGGACAGCCTATTTGATCAATCAAGTAGTCAAAGAAGATTCACGTTTTGCACAGGCCAAGATCGATTGTGAACAAGAAGTGTATAGTATGTACGTAGATGTTATCCGTGAGGAAAAGCAATGGGCAGACTACTTGTTTAAGAAAGGTCCAGTTATTGGTCTTAACGCAAATATTCTTAAAGACTTTGTGGACTACACAGCGGTAGATGCATTAAAGCAAATTGGCATCAAATATCAACAGGCCGCACCACGTAGTACACCTATTCCTTGGTTTAACAAACACGTTGATACAAGTAAAAAACAAACAGCACTACAAGAAAGCGAATCAACCAATTATGTGATTGGCGTGATGAGTGAAGGCATCGACTATGATGCCCTACCAGCACTATAATAGGAGTTCATGATGGCAGGTAAAGGAAGCAAGTCCAGACCTTTCAGTGTCGATCGCAAGACTTTTGAAAGTAACTGGGATAATATTTTTAAGAAGGATAAGAAGAATGAAAGCAATAGTTTGGAGCAAAAATCAGTGCCCGTACTGCGAGCAAGCAAAGAGTCTACTAAAACTAAAAAACATTGATTACGAAGAACGCAATATCAATAAAGAATATACACGTGAACAACTATTAGAAGCAGTACCTAATGCCAGAACTGTACCACAAATATTTTTAGACGATAAATTAATAGGCGGGTTCACAGAACTCAAAAAACATTTTGAAGGATAATTATGCTTATTAATAAAGGTATATCAGCTGGTGAAGTTGTAACAATCAAAACAACTGCTGGTGAAGAAATTGTAGCAAAACTAATTGAAGAAGGTCCAATATCTGTTAAGGTTAGCAAGCCATTGTGTCTAACAGCTACTAAAGATGGGATCGGACTAGTTCCATTTTTGTTTACTACAGATCCAGATGCTGAGATTAGTATTAACCGTAATACAGTAATGGTCCTAGCACCAACTATCAAAGATGCCGCAGATCGTTACACAGAACAGACAACTGGCATAAAACTAGCATAAATATCACTATTAGGAGATAAACTATGCCAAGTGTAGTTACAATGACCGGGCCGGGTACGGCCACTGTTACTGACGATGCGGCTGCCGCAATAGCCTTACAAACAGTTGCAATTACCGCTGCCTTAAATACTCTTCAAGCTACCTTATATGGACCAGGTATTCCTCCGGCTCCTGCACTACCGGGTAGCATAGGTGCTTGTTTAAGTGGTATTAACTCTAGTCTTACTAGAATAGCCGACTATGACAAGGCAATAGCTAAATCTATTAGTGATCTTAATATTGCTATTGGCAGTATGGCAGTTAGTACATCTGCATTAACTTCTATCACTGCACATGCGGCCGCTAACCAAATAACAACAAATAACTATCAAGTGCAGGCAACAGCAGAAGCATTAGAACGTTCTGGATTGCCTCCTCCTAGTTTGCCCTCAGAAGAAGATCAATTAAAAGCCGGAGTTACCAGCGGACTGGCACTGCATGCGGCAGGTGTTGCTCAAGGAGCTATTGGACAATTTGTTACAACAAATACTCTATCACTAGGACAATGGATCGGTGAAACCAGTGCGTATCAAACAGTAGCCGGTTGGGCAAACCAAGCAAAGGATTCACTAATATCAGTGCTACCACCTAGTGTGCAATCAGTACTAGACAAAGCTAAAGGCGGACCAACTTAATGGCCTATGGTCAGATACAAAACTTTGTAGCTATTCCGCAACCTGGAACTACTAATACTCCAATTCCGGCGATATTACCAGCGTTCGTACCGGTAACATGCACAGTTACTGATACGTATGGTCTAGCAGTTGGTGCCGAAATGACAACCATATTAACTATGATTGGCAAATTAATAGCAGTCATAGGTGACAGTTCAGTTCCACCCGGATCGCTGGCCGCTAGTTTAAATGGAATCAACTCTAGTCTCACTAGAATAGCCGATACTAAAAAATCACTTGCAAGTTCTTTGAGTAATTTGAATATTGCCATTGGAGCACTTGCAGTAGCTCGATCTCATCATGCTAGTGTGTTAAATCATAGCACATCAAGCAACGTGCAAAGTAACAATTACTATCAAGCCGCAAGCCCAGATAAGCCTTCATTACCAACTGAAGAAAAACAATTATCAACAGCAGTAAGCAGTGGTGCAAAGTTAGATTCCGCAGGCAAGGTACAAAGTGCGGCAGTATCTGTTAGTTCTAAAGCTATTAGTACAGTAAACACTTGGATATTAAATTCAGGTATCTATCAAACTGTGGGCAATTGGCTAGGTTCCTACAAGGATTCAATAGTGGCTTTACTACCACCTAGTGTCCAATCAGCATTAGATAAAACCAAAGGTGGACCAACATAATGGGATTACACGGAGTGGCCCGAGCTGGGCAAGATCATGCAGGTGGTATTATTGCTGTGGGAGCCAATTCAGTTATTACTGAAAATAGACCTACCGCTTGCATAAATCTAAGTACAGTAGGCGGCCCACCAAATGTCGGAGATGTCATTGTTAATACTCTTTCACAGACAGTGTTTGCCGAAAATAAACCTGTGGCAGTGACCGGAGCTGTGACCGGACTAGGTATTTCGATAGGTTCGGCTAGCACAACCGTGTTTGCACACCCCTAAAAGCCAGGTTTGTTGACAATTACCCTAACATGTGCTAAATTACTATAGCACATTTTAAGGAGAATCAAATGTCAAAATATTCAGAATTCACAACACTAGTAGAAGCAATGGAATCAGATTTCGAAAAGTTCTACGACAAAGGCGTTTCAGCCGCAGGTACTCGTGTGCGTAAGCATTTACAAGAATTGGCTAAGTTATGCAAAGAAACTCGTAACGATGTTACCGCAGTTAAGAACGCAAGAAAAGAAGCCAAGTAAGTCAACTAAATATTAGTCTAAGGCGTTATATTATTATACGTCCAAGGAGTATATTATGAAAAAGACAGTTTTACTTTTATCATTGTTAGCACTGATAGGAACAGCATCGGCCCATGAAGGATTTCGTTATCGTGGCGGTTGCTGTTATAGAGGTGGATACGGTATGGGTTGGGTCGCTCCAGCTGTAGTAGGTGGAGTCATTGGATACGAATTAAGTCGTCCAAATGTCGTAGTTGAACAACAACCAGTATACGTTACACCCCCACCAGTAGTTTATGTAAATCCTCCTGGAACACTTAATCCCCCAGCTGGCTATCATTATGCTCAAATGATTGACCCTAAGACAAATCAATATACTATTGTTCTAGTACCAAATTAATGGCATATTCAGATAAGGTAATTGATCATTATGAAAATCCTCGTAATGTAGGATCGTTTGATAAGAATGATCCTACAATAGGTACAGGTATGGTGGGAGCACCAGCTTGTGGTGATGTAATGAAGTTACAAATAAAGGTAGACGAAGATGGTATTATTAGAGATGCTCGTTTCAAGACATACGGATGCGGTTCAGCAATCGCGTCGAGCTCACTGGTTACTGAGTGGGTTAAAGGTATGCATATTGATGATGCTATTAACCTTAAAAACTCCCAAATCGCAGAAGAACTAGCATTACCACCTGTAAAGATACATTGTTCAATTCTTGCAGAAGATGCCATTAAGGCAGCCATAAATGATTATCGTAACAGACACAGCACAAAAGAAGATTAAACAAAATCTTGCCAAACGTGGTAAGGGTGTTGGTATTCGGGTAGGTGTAAGAACTACAGGATGCAGTGGGTTAGCCTATGTGTTAGAGTACGTGGACAAGTATGAAGGCGAAGAAGGCATAATCAATTATGCTCAAAATGACTTCTGTGTACTGGTCAGTTTAAAAGACGAACCTTATCTAAATGGTTTAATAATGGATTGGGTCCGCAATGGGCTCAACGAAGGATTTGATTTTCAAAATCCAAATGAACGCGATCGTTGCGGTTGCGGCGAAAGTTTTCGAGTATAACAATAATTGACACAAGTTAGGTTTGCTAGTATAATACTAGTATTGTTATAACTTTTGGAGTTAAAATTGACACCAGATCAGCAAGATTTTTGGAATTGTTTAAAATTTGATGCACAATACTTTGCTCATAGTTGCGGCAAAGATATGAAGGGAAAGTCAGAAAACAAAGTGAATAAAGAAGCTCAAAATTATCTTGATTTGGCCATGGGGCATTTGTCAGTAGAAGATCTAACTGGGGTAGTTAAAACCTGGCTTAGTTATTATCATTTACCATTGGATCCTAACAAGTTAGGTGAGCCATATGATAAATTTCACAAAAAGTACGGTGCTTGGATTGCCAACAATGCTAAAAATATTACAATGATTGGATGTTACTAATGAGTATGCATCTATTACCGCCCATGTATTCAACTACAGGCAAAAAGAAAGGCAAAAAGAAATTCGCTTCAGCAGAACACGCAAGGAAAGCTAGAGAATTGGACGAGTCATGGAAGGAACTTCAGAAAAAATGGGGTATCGAAGCAGAAGAAAAGAAACGCAGTCGTGCGTTATCTGCTCCTAATTTGAATACAGCATACAAATTAACTATTCCAGAAGGTCGTAATACAACAGCGCACATCAAAAGTTTGGGTACAAATTCGGGTGTTGCAACATTATCACCAGCTAAGGTTTATACTGGTGATAAGGTAAAGGGCATTGCAACCATGCATAAAAGCAACGCAGTGCCGGTTTTTAGTGATGAACAAGCAGTTGACATTTCTCGTATGAGGCGTTAGACTGTGTATAAGTATAAACATAGTACTTTTCCTCTAGAAACAGAGGATAACTATATATTGTCCCCAAAAGGTTTTGGGGCAACGGCTATTAACTTTAGGAGAAATAGATACAGCCAAACATTAACCAATGACGGTAGTAGCGATACCTCATCCAGCGTAAAGGAGACAAAAATGATACGCATTATCAAAATAGGAATCAATATACTAGTGGCAATGTCAATAGTATTTGTAGCACAATTAGCAGTTTCAAAGAAATTTGAACATCTCAAACAAGCTCGAGAAACAGCGAGTCCGATTACAGCACAAATGAGACAAGCACAATTAGATTGTCTAGCTCGTAATATATACCATGAAGCAGGCAGTGAGCCGTTTGAAGGCAAAGTAGCTGTCGCACAAGTTACAATCAACCGTGCAGAAAGTAGCCAATTTCCCGGCGATATCTGTAAGGTAGTATATCAAAAGAATATAGTATACGAAAAAGTTTTTTGCCAATTTAGTTGGTATTGTGAAAATCCAGGTGCCAGCTTAAAACCAATGAATGGCCCAGTTTACACAGAATCAATGGAAGTGGCCAAAAAAGTATTACTGGAAGGTTTTAGACTTCCAGATTTGAAAAATGCTTTATATTTTCACGGTGACTATGTACAGCCCGGCTGGAACAAAAAACCCGTAGCCAAGATTGGCCATCACATATTCTATAATTAAGGATTAACATGAACACACAAGCATTTGTAGCAACTTTTAAATCAAAAATTCATGATTTGTTTGATTTAGATTTATGGGTCAAGAACATCAAAGAACATGCTCCGCACGTAAGCGCAGAAACTATGGGTTGGGTAGCAGTAATATTATTGCATCTAGCTACCGTCCCTACTTTACTAGCAGTTTTGACAGGATTAACCGAAAAAATGCCTCCTGTAGACTTAGTACTTTTTAGTTGGGCAGGATTGTTTTGCTTTTTTATCAAGGCCGCAATTCAAAAAGATTTTTTGAATATTGTAACCATTGGTTTTGGCTTTTTCTGCCAAGCGGCTATGCTTGCTTTAATTGTGTTTAAGTAATTCTGTGGCTAAATATAACTAATAAACTAGGAGTAGGCAATTATGGCCGGATCAGGATACCAACAAGACAGTAATCAAATAACACCAGGGTTGTACCGCGTGGTGTTAACTATGACAAATACAACATATTACCCAAATGCGTCAGGAACAGTTGCGCAAAACGGTAGTGTAAACCCATACGATTGGAGTAACTCAGCATACACCAATGCTACTACAATGACAGCCGCTCAAGCTACATACCTAGCACAAGGAAATGTACGTTGGAATAACATTCTAAACGGATTGGACAATGTAGCCGACTGCCGCATTTTGAACGTGGTCGTAGGTGGTAACACAAACGGTACAGATGCTACCACTCAGCCAACCAGTGTTGCTTTCACTGTAGAATTCTTCAGAGATGAATTTGTATTAGGTGAGTGGAACAATTATTTAAAATCAATTGGACAATCAACAAGTGGTACATACACTAATGCAGACGGACTAGCTGGTAATACAGCCTATGTTGGCATTGGCGGAACAGCAGTTACTACTATTCCGTTAGCAATACAAGACATTGTTACTAACGCAATTATGCAGTCTACTAGCCGTACATACAGAACATTTAATCCACCAACAAGTGGCGACAGTCAACAAAAGATTTCTGTCGTTGCTCCAAGTGCTACAGCATCAAATATTTTTGGTACTGTAGGTGTCACACAAGTATCGGGCACAACATTGTCTGGAACTCCTGTTTAATCTAATTTAGAAAACGCTACTGGATGATATTAGCTTACTTACTCCTTTTAACTGGTCTAACAATTTCAGCAGTGGCGATTTACTATAGTGTAGTAGGTCTCACCGCAATATTCTCTGCGGCAGTAATTCCAATTATAATTATGGGGTCGGCTTTAGAAGTCGGCAAACTTGTCTGCGCCTCTTGGCTAAAAGCCAACTGGGAACGTGCTCCACGTTTCATGAGATACTATATGACCATTGCGGTTGTAGTACTAATGCTCATTACCTCAATGGGTATTTTTGGATTCCTTTCGAAAGCACATAATGACCAAAACCTTGTATCGGGCGACGTTCAAAGCAAAATCGCTATTTTTGATGAAAAGATCAAAACTGCCAAAGAAAATATCGAAGCCGACCGTAAACAACTTAAACAGATGGATGAGGCAGTGGACCAGATCATGGGTCGTTCGTCGGATGAAAAAGGTGCCGACAAAGCCAACGCTGTACGTAAGAGTCAGCAGAAGGACAGGGTTTCGCTTGCCAAAGACATTGAATCCCAACAGAAACTTATTGCTAGTCTTAACGACGAAGCGGCTCCAATACGTGCAGAAGTACGCAAGGTCGATGCCGAAGTTGGCCCTATTAAGTATATCGCTGCCTTTATCTATGGTACCACACCAGATGCCTCCATGCTCGAACGAGCCGTTACTTGGATCATCATCTTAATTGTTATTGTATTTGATCCGCTAGCAGTTATCATGTTATTGGGTGCTCAAATGACATTTGGATGGGCTCGAGAACAAAAAGAAGAACAAGCACATCCTACTATTGCAGAATTGGATACGTTTGTTGGTGAAAAGCCGACAGCCGAAGAACTGGAGACTACTCCAGTGGACAATACTATTGTAGAAGTATCTAGAGATATTGGGCCATTACCTCCATTATTTCCAGATCCTGTGCCAGAGCCAACTGCTGACAGTGAACGTTCGATTCCGATGACAGACGAAAGCGAATTGGAAAAATGGAATAAAATGATCGAAGAAGCAGAACGTCAAGTGGCAGAAGAATCTACTCTAGAAGAAAGATTAGCTTCGGGTGAAACATACATCAATGAACAAGGTGTAGAAGTGCCTTTAGATGAAGAATCAAAAAAAAAGACTTACATGATCAAGAACGAGCAGGGACAGATGGAAATCAAGAATCGGTAGGCTATGTACAAAATCAAGAACAAAAACCAAACAGTTTATGGGCAAGAGTAATAGGCATAAATCCAATAGATCAATTATATAAAGAGTACAGTGACCATAAATTTACAGACTTTACAGTAGATGCTACAACAGAACCTGAATTGGCTGCATTTGTGGAAGAAACCAAACAGTATGGTCCACGCTTTAGTGACTATCCTTTAGAAAAAATAACATACTTTGAAGAGCGAATACATGAACTTAGGTCGAATAACACTGATAACACCGCCGGATAAACTATTCAATATGAGTTTAAGTTATCTATTAGTCAAACCATCTAATACAGTTAAAGAACAATTTCAATCAATTCTAAGTCATTTAGTTGAAGATGTAAATGTTTTTATGTTTGACCAAGATGATTACGATATTGATTGGTTATTAAGCATTGCACAGCAAGTAGAAGTTTTAATTATTGATATCGATAATTGCGATCCAATAACCAAATTGTTTGTAACATGTTTACTTGCTCATCCGAACAGCCATTACATAACAATGGACGACTTAGTTCCTTATAAATTGATAAGTAAAAATCGCATATATAATTTAGATTGGCTAGCCGAACAAATTAAAAATGCAACTGAACAACAAGACGAAGACGATGATACACAAGAAGAATAAAGGTACTGGCATTACTGTAAAGGATGGTGAAAATATTAATGTTTCTCTACGACGATTTAAACGAAAAATTGAAGAAGCTGGAACTTTAGAAACCTTACGTGCCAAAGAATTCTACGAAAAACCAACAACTGAACGCAAACGTAAAAAAGGTGCCGCCAAAGCACGTTGGAATAAAAAACTTCGCGATCAACAATTACCACCAAAACTCTATTGACACATTGAATTGAAGGTGTTATAATGTTAGTATGAATACCGACATTATGATAGATTTGGAGACTCTAAATACAACTCCCGACGCGGCTATCTTAACAATTGGTGCTGTAAAATTCGATCCATTTGGTTCCGAAGTTAAAGAACCAAAAATGGATAGTTTTTATTGTAAAGTAGATTTAGATAGTTGTGATCGTATTGGATTAACTACTAACGATGATACAATCGCTTGGTGGGCTAATCAAAGCAAAGAGGCACAAGAAGCTGCCTTTGACCCCGAAGGAAGAATTGATATAGAAGATGCATTTGCACAACTATACAAATTCTGCTGGGGTGCTAAACGTGTTTGGTCAAATGGTAGTTGTTTTGATATTATCATTTGCGAACATGTATTCCGTAAAATTAATCGTGCTATCCCTTGGAAGTTTTGGGAAGTGCGAGATGTACGTACAGCATTTGATTTAGGAATTAATCCACAACGCCCGCCAGTTACGGCCCACCATGCTTTAGAGGATGCGTGGAACCAGGCAGTAGGCATTCAAAATGTCTATAACACACTACGTACTAGTACAACAACAGAAGGCAAATATATTGCCCCATTTGCAAATCAGAGGTAATATGATTAAAATTAAAAAATCCAACGATATTTGGTGGGAAATAACTGAATGGAATTGCAACAACAACTACATCGTTGAAATGGAGGATGGCGAAAAATGGTTCACAGCTACTCCTTGTAATTCTAAAGCCCAATTTTTATTTTCATTAACATTCTCAGAATATATTTTATGAACAGTCAAACTAAAGAAGTAATGGACATTCTCCAAGAAGAGTGCGCAGAAGTTATACAAGCGATAAGTAAAATCAGCCGCTTTGGACTTGATAATTTTAAACCAGGAAAACCCAAAACTAATAGGGAACACTTGGAAGAAGAGTTAGGCGATTTAATGGCTATGATAGATATTCTACAACAACTGGACATTGTTAGCTATACTAATATTGAACTAGCTAGTCAGGCTAAAGTAGAAAAACTTAAAAAATGGTCAAATATTTTCAACGAAAATATTTCTTGAGAGATAAATAATTACGTGCTGAAACGCCGTAAGGGTTTAGTACATAGGGCATGGTGCCCGAATTTACTTGCTTAATTAAGGAGAAAATTATGAGCAAAATCATCGGTATCGATTTAGGTACAACAAATAGCTGTGTGGCAATCTTAGAAAACGGAGTTGCTAAAGTAATTGAAAACAGCGAGGGTGCTAGAACAACACCATCAATCATTGCGTATACAGATAAAGAAATTTTAGTAGGCGCAACAGCAAAACGACAAGCAGTCACAAACCCAAAGAATACAATTTACGCAAGTAAGCGTTTAATCGGACGTAAGTTCGAAGAACAAGCTGTGCAAAAAGACATCGACTTGATGCCATACACTATTATCAAAGCTGATAACGGTGATGCATGGATCGAAGCTAACGGCGAAAAGCTAGCACCACAACAAGTGTCAGCAGAAGTTCTACGCAAGATGAAAAAGACTGCCGAAGACTATCTAGGCGAAACAGTAACACAAGCGGTTATTACTGTACCAGCTTACTTTAACGATAGCCAACGTCAAGCAACTAAAGATGCAGGACAAATTGCTGGTTTAGAAGTTCTACGTATTATTAATGAACCAACAGCGGCCGCACTAGCATACGGTGTTGATAAGGCAGATAAACGTGATCGTAAGATTGCTGTATATGACTTAGGTGGTGGTACATTTGATATTTCAATTATTGAAATTGCCAACATCGATGGTGATAAACAAATCGAAGTACTTGCTACTAACGGTGATACATTCCTAGGCGGTGAAGATTTTGACCAAGCTATTATGGATCACTTGGTAGCAGAATTTAAGAAAGAAAATGGTATTGATCTTAAGACAGACGTACTGGCATTGCAACGTTTAAAAGAAGCCGCAGAAAAGGCCAAGATTGAATTGTCCAGCGCCGCAAGCACTACAGTTAATCTGCCATACGTTACAGCAGATGCAACCGGTCCTAAGCACATGAACGTAACAATTAGCCGTAGCAAGTTTGAAGCTATGGTCGAAGCATTGATTCAACGTTCAATTGAGCCATGCAAAACATGTATGTCCGATGCTAAAGTTACAGCCGCAGACATTGACGAAGTTATCCTAGTTGGTGGACAAACACGTATGCCAGCAGTACAAGCCGCAGTTGAAAAATTGTTTGGCAAGGCTCCACGTAAGGATGTTAATCCAGATGAAGCGGTTGCCGCAGGTGCCGCAGTACAAGGTGCTGTTCTAGCAGGCGACAAGACAGACGTATTGTTGTTAGACGTTACACCATTGACCTTGGGTATTGAAACAATGGGCGGTGTGTTTACCAAGTTGATTGCTAAGAACACAACTATCCCAACTAAACACAGCCAAACATTTAGTACAGCAGATGATAATCAACCAGCTGTTACAATTAAAGTAGCACAAGGTGAACGTGATTTGTTCAAGTACAATAAATTGCTTGGCGAATTCAATCTAGAAGGTATTGATCCTGCTCCACGCGGCATGCCACAAATTGAAGTTACACTTGACATCGATGCTAACGGCATTTTGAATGTTAGTGCAACTGATAAGAAAACTGGTAAGGCTAACAAGATTACCATTAAGAGTGATTCAGGACTAAGCAAAGAAGATATCGAGCGTATGATTGCAGAAGCGGAAGCCAATGCTGAATCGGATAAGAAAGCCGCAGAATTAATCAACGCACGTAATAGCGCAGAAAGTCAATTGCACTCAATGGGCAAAGATTTTGATACGTACAAGGATCAAATCACCGACGAAGAAAAGACTGCATATGAAACAGCAGTCACTAGCGCACGTGATGCGATTGCAGGAGAAGATATCGAAGCTATCAATTCTAGCATGAGCAAATTGTTTGAATCAGCAGGCCCAATCTTAACTAAGAAACAAGCCGCTGAAACAGCGCAAGCAACTGATACAACCGGTGCACAACCTGCAGAAGGCCAAACAGTTGATGCGGCGTTCAAAGAAGTTTGACACACAGACAGACTAGTAGTATAATAAACGTGTAGGGTGCCCATGGTGGGGCCCTACAGAGTTCTTGCTTAATATAAGGAGACCAAAATGTCACAAATGCAACTAAGAACTATTAACCCAGCTGACTTAGCACAGATCAGCAGAGCCCTTGTAGGATTTGATCAATATTTCAATAATCCTCGATTACAAAACAGCAACTATCCTCCACACAATATTGTGAAGTTTAGTGATAGTGAATATGCTATCGAAGTAGCAGTAGCAGGGTTCAGTAAAGAAGAAATCACAGTAGAAGTAGACCAAGACCAACTTGTTGTTCGCGGTACTCAAAAAGTTTCAGATGAAACTACTAAAGAGTATTTGCACAAAGGTCTAGCTAGCCGTGATTTTGAACAAACATGGACTTTAGCAGAGTACATGGAAGTCAAGGATGCAGAAGTCAAGGATGGTATGTTGATTATTAATATTCAACGAATCATTCCAGATTCACTAAAGCCAAGACAAATCGAAATTAAATAATCAACCGGGGGAGGAAACTCCCCCTCTTAATAGAAAGAGAAAACATGTCGACAACTGATATCCAATTAGAAGAAAAGATTAAAGTAGTAATCAGTGAACCTAAGCGTTGGAAAGTAATCCTATTGAACGATGATTCCACCCCAATGGAATTTGTAATATCATTGTTGATGGAAGTTTTTAGACATAACGAAAACACAGCCCGAGATATCATGCTTCAAATACACGAGCAAGGTAGCGGTGTTGCTGGAACATATAGTTTTGAAATTGCCGAAGCTAAAGCAGTAGAAGCTACAAATGCGGCAAGAACTAACAACCATCCTTTACAAATTAAATTGGAAGAAGAATGAGTTTACGTGATCTCACTAAAGAAGCACATACTAATGCTGAACGTCAGGAATTTGTAAAAATTCTGTTTTCCGGTAACATGGATCCAAAACTCTATGCTACATTTTTAAAGAATCAACATCCGTGCTATGAGTTATTAGAAGTATGCGCAATGACACATGGACTACTAAGTGATATGCCCGATGTTCGTAGAGCTCCTTATATTTTAAGTGACTTTATGGAACTATGGGGATCCGATAGTACTGAAGCACCAAAGATTTGTCCAGTTGTTCAAGAATACTTAGATCACATAATGAGTATTAAGCATGATCCCCATAAATTAATGGCACACTTATATGTACGCCATATGGGAGATTTAGCTGGAGGCCAAATGATTGCTAAACGAGTACCTGGTAGTGGTCGTATGTATCAATTTGAAAATCCTGAAGAAATTAAAACAGCGATTCGTGCTAAAATTAGTGATGATATGGCAGATGAAGCAAATATATGCTTTGGATTTGCTACCCAACTGTTTAAAGAAATGTTAGAAATTGCCGATGAACTCAAGTAAAGTTTGGGATACTCTAATAAATATTCAACATTTATTGGAGACTGAGTTTGGCAGGACTGGCACTGAAATCTTTGAGCCTGGAATGGATCGCTTCAATCAGCCTGGCTGGATTAATCGTGTATGGAGTTCTGATCTTTATCGCCGTGCTCACGTTGACGTGGTTGATGCGAGAGATTCAAAAGGACTCTGGATGATGCATTGTTGCATCTTCCCACATACTCACAACCCTGCTCCTATATTTGGCTTTGATGTAATAGCTGGCAAGAACAAAATAACTGGTTGTTTTCACGATTTCAGTCCAGCAGGCGATACATTCCATCCTATGATTGAATGGTTTGGTTCTGAAGTTGCCAAACTAGAATGGCGTAAATCACGTGCTTTGCCTGATTGGGCACAGCGTATTTTTACAGAACACATGGTGGCCGCAGGCAATGTTAGCGATGAAGCAGAGTTAGATCAGATTACAGAAATGGCTAGAACTACCCTAGCGCATTATTTGGACTCTGTGGGTGAAACTAACCATACTGTAGCAGATACTACCAGTTTCCAAAACTATTATTGCGATAATCAAAAACAAAATCCACATACTCCCCGAGTTATGGCTAGCTTGGGTTTAAATGAGGACGATGTACACGCATTCATACAGGAATGTCTCTTCCCTGAAATAGTATAAATATTGTACTATGCATATTTTAGACATTTTATCAGAAGCCAGCCTAGTTTCAGGTGCAAAAAGTTACAGCTACGGCCATGCTGTTCGTCTCAAGGACAGCCCTACCGCTATGAAAGGCGGAGTACAAAAAATATTAGATGCTGTACCTGGTTTGGAAAACGATGAAAAATTAGAATGGATTGATCCCAAATCCGTTAACAAAAAAACAGATGAAATTTATCCAGTAATACTTGGCAGAGGCGGTGATTCATTGTTTTTTAGACGAGCAGACAACTCAGTTCTATTAATACAAGGTCCTGTCAAAACAATAGAAGGACTGTTACTACATTACGAATCCTTCAATAGAGGTGATATTGCAGAAGGCTTGTTAGGTGCGGCACTTACTGCGAAATTGGTCAAACGTGGCGGCGATAGAATTGGTAAAATTGATATAACCGATATCAAGAATATTTTGAATCAGGCAGTGGCCCGCGGCGATAACACCATGGTTGTTAGAGTAAATGATAAAAATAGCGAAATTGCTGACAATGTAAATTTTTATTTAAGATTGCCAACCAACAGCATGGCTTTTATTAAAACCCCAGCCAACTGGGATCGTGTTCAAGATTTGTTCAGCAGTGCTCTAGAATATTGCAACGGTACAGATGCGGAACGTTATAGCAATTATTTTTACCGCAACGGCAAAGTGGATGATGTTAGAATTGTCAGTGACGGAGTTGGCGGTTCAAAAGAACGTAAAACTGATGTACAAGCAGTGGTATATGAGACTGACCCCATCACTGGTAAGAAAACCAAACGTGATCTAAAAAATGTAGATATCAGTCTCAAAGCTGACAGCGATACTATAGGACAAATGACTTCAGGAGGGTTGCAAGCCAAACCAGATGTGTGGCTTGCAAATGCCAATGAAATGTTTAATCAATTGGGTGTGAGTGTGGTTATGCCTTTGAAAGGCAAAAATGATATTATATCTTTTTGGAATAATGTATATAAACAAGCCTATAATCAATTAAAAACTATTTTGGCTGAATCCAATGCCAACAAAGAAACTGCCATCATAGAGAAAATAGCTGATTTTCTTGAAAAACAAGGTTCACAACAATTAGATAAAGAAACTAATACATGGAGTGTGAATAAAAATTTAAAACTGCTGAGTTTTAAAGGCGGCACTTATACCATGCACAGTTTTGCCATATTAAAAAAACAATTGATTAATAAAGGTATCAATTTAGATGTAAAACTTGTGGTTGGAAAAGCCAGCCAGAAACCTAAGATAGTGTTTTTTGATACAGGAGCGACTGGTTTAGCCCTTGCAGAAATTAGATATACACAAGGTGCAACAAAATCCAGTAATTATTTCACCAAAGGTCCGTTAATGAGTGAATTAACTAAAATAGAAAAACATAAACAAGATCCCGGAGAAATTATTGCTCCTCCACCCGCAGATGCAACTCCTCAAAAACCTGTAACAGCACAACCGGTTAAAACTCCAGCAGGAGCTAAACCGTTAACTATTAAACCAGTTAAACATGATAAGTTCCCACAATGGACTGGACGTCAGCCTACAACTCCAGGACTTGCACCAGTTGGAACAATATCTGGCACAACTTCAAATATTCCATCATCGAAAAAATCATATGTAGATGAACCGGATGAAATTGTAACAGAAACCAAAAAACGCAAGTAATTCTGCCAAATCAGTTGTAATTTTTGTTAACATGTAGTATTATAAATACTAGACATGGAAATTTTCATATTATTACTATTACTTCAAATCAAACATTGCTACGCTGATTTCGTAATACAAACTTACAAGCAAACGGTGCATAAGGGCATCTATCGTGACCCTATTGGCATCAGCCATAGCGTTGACCATGTCTGGACAAGTCTAGTAGCATTACTTGTCTTTAGTTTTTTCTATACTACAAATCCTTTTACAATCATGTGGTTATGTATTGCAGAGGGTATACTACACTATCACATCGACTTTGTCAAAGTTAAGTTTGGCAGTAAAGATCAAACAAAACCTATATTTTGGGCACAGTTTGGTCTTGATCAATTAGCACATCAAGTAACATATTTGTTGATGGCCGCTCTCTTATTAAAATTATAATATTACTGTCGTATTAAAGTACTACTTTAATACCGTTCGGATGTACTTAAATAAAGTATAGAGGAGCGAAACTCATGAAAAAACTACTGGTATTCAGTACTTTCTGCATACTGACTGCAAATTTTGCACACGCAGAATTAGTACAACAATTCAAAGATCCAACATTCAGCGGGAATGGTTGGGCTACCCAAGTGTTGACTTTACAACAAATGGAAATGAATAATAAAGCTGCCAATCAAAGTAAAGTCGATGCCGCCGCCGCACAGGCTAAAGCTGATGCCGCAAATACTCCAATATCTAAATTTATGAGTTTGTTCAGTAGTCAAGTATACAGTCAACTTGCTACACAGTTGAGCAATAATTTATTTTCAACTTGCAAAGATTCCAGTGGCGCGGCTATTCCAGGATGCAATCCAGCTACAACAGGAACATTTAACGTAGATGCTAACACTACTGTTAACTGGTTCAAAACTGTAAGTGATCCTGCTTATAACGGACAAAGTAGTGTTACATTAAAAGTAACAAATAAAGCAGACGCTAGTCAAAACACAACATTAACTGTGCCGATTGCCAGTTTTGCATTTTAAGGAGAGCTAGATAAATGAAAGTATTAAAATTAACAGCACTAGCCCTTGCAATAGCAATGATGGCAGGTTGCAGTACCGTACGCCCATTGGGTAAAGTAGATATTCAGGATCAACCTACTGTCAGTAAGAATATGACGAAGGAAATTGATCGACTACCGTCACCAGATGGAGCTCCGATTGCTGTAGCTGTATACGGATTCAAAGATTTAACAGGGCAACGTAAAAATAGCCAAACACTAAGTTTGTTCAGTACAGCCGTTACACAAGGTGCTGAAGCATACATGATTAAGACCCTACAAGAAGCTGGTAATCGTCAATGGTTTACAGTTGTAGAACGTGTTGGCCTAGACAACTTGTTAAAAGAACGTCAAATGATTAAACAAACACGTGAGATCTATGAAGGACAAAATGCTAAATTATTACCTCCATTAACTATGGCTGGTGTAATTATTGAAGGCGGTATTATTGATTATAATAGTAACGTTCTTACAGGTGGTACAGGAGTAGCTGTATTTGGAATTGGTCCGTACACGCAGTATACACAAGATCAAGTTGTCATCAGCTTGAGATTAGTAAGTGTACAAACTGGCGAGATCTTAACAACAGTAACCATTGAAAAGAACTTATTGAGTACACAAGATGGTATTACAGCATTAAAATTCTTTAATCAAAACACAGACAGTTTTGAATTTGATTCAAGCCAAAGTTTCAATGAGCCAGGAAACTATGCATTGCGTAGTGCCATTGAACAAGGTGTTGTTGAATTGATTAAGAAAGGCGAGCGTCAGGGACTATGGCGCTTTAAGACTAGTGTTGTAAATCCAACACCTGTTGAAAATCCCACACCTGAAGTGTTGAAAAAATAACAGCGGAGTATTTCTTTTAGATACTTCATATTAAATATTTTAGTAAAGGTAGGTTTGTAGAAGTTTATTTGGGTTAATAGCCCGCGGAGAGTAACAAAAATGAAAATAAAAATAATAGCAGTAGCCACAGCAATGATCTTGGCACAAACTGCATGGTCACAAACAGCGCCAACAGCGCCAACAGCAACAGTTATACCAGCGGCCGTACAAGCCACTGATGCTAATTTTGTCGCAGGCGTAACAACGGCATTAAGCAATGCTACAACCAACATTGTTTACTTACAGCAAAGTGGTAGCACTCCAACTGTAAGTATTACACAAGATGGCAACAGCAATAAAATTGGTTATGGTAACGGAACAGCTAACCCTGTTATGTTGAATGGTAGTAATCAAACTGTAAATATTATTCAATCAGGAAATTTGAATAGTGTAAACACTTTGACATTGACCACAACTAGTGGTAGTAGCACAGTAAGCCTATTACAAAACGGCAATAGTAATTCAGCAAACATTACTTGTGTTACATGTAACGCATTTGAAGCTAACTGGCAATTTACTGGTAATAGCAATACACTAAACTTCCAAGGCAACGGTGCTAACTTAATCAGTGGTGCTAATGTTCAAGGAAACGGCAATACTATTAACAGCTTAATGACTGGTGACGGACATCAACAGTTAGTAGATGTTAGCGGTAACAACAACACAATCAACTTAACACAAACTAGCGCAACCGCTAGCAGTATTAATTTGGCTCAAACTGGTACAGGCACTACTTTTAATATCAGTCAAACAGGCACATATAGTAACGTAGCAAATATTCAAGCAACTGCTAACGGCGGTAGTTTTAATATTACACAACATAGTCACTAAGGAGTAGCTGTGAAATGTTTTGCCCTTTCATTGTTGTTAGTCGCAACAGCGGCTGTGGCGGACATTGGTTCGGTAACGGATGTCACTGGAATTGCCATTATTAAACGTGGCAGTTCCAGTGTCGTTGTTTCGAAAGGTACTCTGGTGGAAATGAATGATCGAGTAGAGGCAAAAGCAGGCGAAGTAAAGATAGTATTCAAAGACGATACAACCGTGCGAGTAACGGCAAGTAGCGCATTAGTCATAGACGATTTCGTTTACGATCCTAAAACTAAAGGTGGTAAACTTGGCCTTAAGGCCGCGGAAGGCACAGTACGTTATGTGTCTGGTAATATTGCTCACAATAATCCAAATAGTGTGAACATCAAGACCCCCACAGCCGCTATTGCGGTTCGTGGGACCGATTTTGTTATGGCGGTTGGCGAAACAGGTGCAAGTACTGTTATTCTTATGCCAACTTGTGAAATAGAACATAACATTAATTTAAAAGGCTTAATCTGCGGTAGTGGTGCTATTGATGTAGAATCAGGCGGGCACATTATACACATGACTAAACCTTATGAAGCGGCAATGGTAATGAATCAAGACGATGCACCAATGGGCCCGGTAGTTGTTGACCTAGGCGGCGCTCCTATTGGTAATAACTTGATGATAACTCCACCTAAGACCCCAACTGGTATGACTATTCAGCAGGCCGCAAGAAGTGCCGCTGAAAAAACAGGTGATGTTAGAAAGAAAGAAAGTGTAGATAAAAAAGAAGATAACAAACAAGCACAAGGCTCTGAAAATAACAATCCAACTAGTGGTGAAGCGGCCGCACAACAACAGCAACAACAACGTGAACAACAAGCACAGTCTAGTGAACAACAGCAACAAGAACAAGCGGCTTTGTTAAACAAAGTTATTGATACTAGTGCTCTTAAAGCCGCAGGTGTAAATGTTAGCAATGCCGCCAGCGGTGATCCTAATGTATTTGAAATACACAAAGACAACAACGCCACATTACAGCAATTAGGTTGGGGATATGCTAGTTTGAGTGCTAACGGTCATAATTATGCTAACATAGCATTACCAACAGACAGCCAAGTGCTAGTGATTGTAACACAAGATCGTGTTACTGATGCTTATAATTTTTCTAGTAGTACTAAGGCATATGGTAGCATAATAATCAATCAGAGTTACAAATGAAACGTTTTTTAATTTGTTTATTCTCTTTAATAGGAATTCATTTCAGCGCCTATAGTCAAGCAGGCGATCTTCCTGCTGGATACTTGGGTAGTGTTCTAAATTATTCATACGGAACACAACCATACAATTATTCATTTACTCCTACAACTTCGGGAGTAGACTATGTGGGATTTGCTTTTAGACAAGATCCAGGATTTTGGACATTTACTAATCCAGATGTAACCGCAGGCAATAGCTCTACTAATTTATTAATTAACGGCAACTTACAATACGGCGGTGGTTTGTCAGTAAACACTACAAATTATGGAACACAGTATATTCAAGCACCTAGTGATTGGGGAGTATGGTATCAAAATGGAACATACCCTAGTGCGGCAGGTAGTTGGAGTCCCGGTCAATGGTACGATGGTGCTGTAGGTTCGTACGATGGTATCTATCAAGGTATAAATGTAACAGCTGGTACAACTTATCATATTAGTTTTAGTTTGTCAGGAACTAATCCTAGTAGTAATCCTAGTATTGAAGTAGGAACTTATATGGGTACTTGCGCGGCCGGTACAAGCATTTTTACTTGTGTGCCAAATACAAGTGCCAGTATGAGTGCGATTGCGGCGCCACAAGCAACACAATCAGTAGGCGGCGCTCCTGCTCCTGTAGTTCCTGTTGCACCACCTAGTGTTGCATTTACAGATTTGAAATTCAGTGGCAATCAAATCGCCGACACACAATGGAACGTGGGATCATGTACTAATGCTGGCGGAACTAATTGTCAAATTTACAGTAAGAATCCTGGCCCAACCTGGAACACAGGTAGTCCAGTATATCCAACAAGTACACAATATATTGCCTTTACTGCTACTGGCGACTCAACCAATCCTTGGCACATGTGGTTATACAATAGTGATGGAAGCGTAGCAAGAGATTTAGGTGTAGGACATATATTAAGTCAAGGTTTAGGCAGTGACGGACATCATTATTTCTTTTTTAGTAATGCCAATTTTAATGGAACATTGTTTAGTACAGATTGGGGTATGAACAACACAGCTGGCGTTACTATTAACGGAACTAATAGTCCTACCGTAGCACAAACTAATGACTTTGCCAGCACAGGATCTACAACACCATTAGCCGCAGGTGCAACTGGTGGTAGCGGAAGTTCTGCACCTACTGTTACTGGTACAACTACTTCAAATACAACAACTACAAGTTCAAGTGATGGTGCTACAACTACTACTAACAATAACTACACTTTTGGCGGACAAAATTATACAGTAACAGGAACTAGCACACCTACTACAACAACAGTAACAGTAACTCCTATAACTACTACAACATATAGTGATGGGTCGACAACTACTACTCCTGGTACAACTACAACAACATCAACTACTACTTGGAATTATACAGTAACTGGCCCAGCTAATGGTCCAACTAGTCCTTATGCTGGAACTAATACTAATGGAGTTTATATAACACAGTCTACTGGTAGTAGTAATACAGTCAGTGCTTATCAAAGTGGGCATGGCAATTATGAAAGTATCAATTTATCAGGTACTGGTAATACTATAAATGCTGGGCAAGGATACACATTTAATACCATTGGTATTGCTAGTGAATCGTTAACAGTTAGCAATTACAATGTCTTAGGATTATCAGTTACTGGCAACAGTAATAATGTTACAACTACACAATTAGGTACAGCTAATAGTGCAATTATAAATGTTGCAGGTGGAACTAATACTATAACTGTTGCACAAAATGGCAACAACAATCAAGAGTACAATATTATCAATGGTTCAGGCAA